GATCTGTCCCATGGCGGGGTCAATGCGAGAGAATCGTTGAGAGGTATAGCATTGATTACAGTTGGGTGATCCAAAGGTCTGTTTGGCTTCACAGTCCACTTTTTCTTTGACGACGACGCATTGATCTTTTGTTAAGGCAAAGGTGCCTGGCTTCGCAATTCCGAGGGAGGGTTGGTAGACGTGATAGGGATCATAGGGTGGGATGCCTTTTTCGCGAACTTTGGTGGCGGTATCCGTTTGATAGGCACGATCATCGGGTGCAACATAGAGTCCACCGATATGGGGTTTACCATCCGATCCCATTCCTTCCTTGTCAAAACTCATTCCGCAATTTTCAGCAAAGGTCCCATCATCAAAGGCCGCACAGGTTTTCGGTGCCTTTTGACAGCCGATTGCTTTGGTTAGGGAAGAAGGCATATTGTCAGGGATTTCAAACTTGGCATTGGATTCTAGAGTATAGTTTCGTGCGGTTCCTTTTGGATCCAACCCATGAGTGGCACCATACATATCCGACGCACTCACTGCCTGAACGGGCAATACAGGATCGGTCAAATTGACCATATTCGTCAAATTGTTCAATTTCTTCTGCGATTCTTCCACATAGTCTTGGTGTTCTGGAACCGGAAAGTCAAACCCCTCTTTCCTCACCGAGGTATATTGAAATAATCCCAATAATACAATAAGCACAATGATAAATCCAATAAGATTCGGTATCATGTGAGGTGGATTCTAATTTAATAAAGAATAATATTATGAATTATGATTTCTATTACTGGATACAAATCATAATTATATCATCATCTAATTATCTAATCATTCATGAGGTATATCCCTATGATCCCTATGATCTATACGATTAATAGGTATTATCAGGGCGCAATTGAGGCAGAGAATCCATTTCACGTGTAATAATGCGGAAGACAAGGGAAATCTGTTTATTTAGATTGATGAGACGAACAGGAGATTGTAAGTTGACACCAAAGGAGTTGAGAACGGCTCCAAAATTAACGGCAAAGGGGTCCAACTCGGCACTTCCTGTGGAGGGGTCTTTGTAGCGCGCTTGAATGACGAGAAAGTTCGCATAACCGACTTCATTGAATCCATTGCGAATATTGGTGGTATTGTTAGAGAGTTCAAACCCGATACTGTGGGCGGCATCAAGCACGACATGTCCTTCAGGGCGATTGATCCATTGACAGAAGGAGCGAAGGGCACTTCCATAGGTTGGGTCATTGAGTGCTTCTTCGGAATAGGTGTAACCATTGATCTGGATACGATCTCCCACGCACATCTCAAACTTGCTAAAATATTTCGTGGTATTGATGTAGAAGTTGGCAGGACTGCCATTCACGATCGGCATCATAACATTGTACGTAAGGGGAGAGTCGGCATATTTAATGGTATTGGTAAAGGGAAAGGCCACGCCCATAATTTCACCAGACTGAGGGGCAATGATACCACCAATGTCAAAGGTGTCGGGTGTGGCGCTAATGAGTTGTCCATTGGGGCGACAGAGTTCAATGGTCATTTTCTGTAGGGTGGACAGAGGGGTTGGATAATATTCTTTCTGGCATTTCAGGAATTTGGGAATCATGGCCAAATAGCCCTTTGTCGCGCCTGTCTGGACATTGGAATCCGATAGCCACTGGGCGTCATATTGGAGAACACCGAAACTGCGATCCAGATGTTGATCTGTGCCGTAATTATTATTCTCCAACTCTGCCACACGGACAGTAATGTAAGGGAAATTCAAAATATTATTCTGATATCCTGTATTGGTTGCGGCGGTTCCACGGGTGCGATAAACAGTTACATCCAAATTTTCACCAGGAAGAATGGCCTTGACGAGTTCAATCCGAACAATGTTTTTGAACTTGTGTTGGGAAGACAGATTGACGCCAAAACTCTGTCCATTCGCCGCTGGATCAAATTGGATCGTGAATTGATACCGATTCTCCTTGTTATTCTTCAACCAGTCACGATCCGCCGAATAGATAAAGAGATTGTTTTCCACTTCACGGTAATGGACAACTTTCTCTTCGCGAACAATGGTCTCTTGAGGAAGAAGACGTGACTCACTATCGGTCTCTGCCAATGGGCGAGCAATGGTGGGATTGCCCATGGAGGTAGTAGGACCTGATCCATTCATTCCGTCAAAGGATCCGATGGGAGTCAAAAACATGTCACGACGATCGGGTGGGACTACCAAGGAGGTATCCATGGAGGATGCGGGATAGACAACGGGATTGCGTTGAATAATGGCCAACTCTTCTGAGGCGCGATTCTGTGCGGTCTGTTGCGAACGAAAGTCCGAATCGGCGATCACACGTTGCTGGACACCCTTTTCCGCGCTCATCGCTGCCACGGCATTTGCGACCCGAAGAGCCTCTCGTTCTCGCAGTTGTTTGGCTCGTTCAAACAATTCCGCAGCGGGCGGACCGTCTTCTGTCAAGGAAATACGAAAGTCAGGAGCAGGTGGGGGAAGAACTTTCACACCCTGACGATCCTGTGTCATTTTCTCAAATCGCTGGGAAGTGGCTTGGAAGAGATCGTCATCCATCACTTGTTTGACCGCGGGGCCCTTTCCTTTTGTGGCCTCTTTGCGTTGTAGATAATTGGAGAAATCCTTGGAACAAGCCACCAATACTTCCTTATTCAAAACAGGGAGGGGTTTGCCTCCGTTTCCTAATTTCTGGAACACCTCCTGTTGATAATGAACCAGTGTTTTTGACAGACGTTCCATCTGTGTATCATCCAATGGCTGTTTCTCTTGAAAGTCCCTCGCAAGAACAGCATAGAGTGTCTGACGATTCTTGTCGGCAAAAAACTGACTAGACAGACTGGGCCCCTGTCCTTGTCCCTGTCCCTGACTCATTCGATATCCTTGATAGTCCTGATACCCCTGATTAGGTCCTTGTGATGAAACCGGACGATACATTGCTATCATTAGCGTATAAATCTTTTATACCGTGTCAATGTCCAAAGAGAATGGATCGTAGTTCAAGCATGGAGCGATCATGAACGGCATCTTTACAGAAATCTTCAAAGCTGATTCCGTGAATCATACAGATGAGGAAATACATACTGAACATGCCGCATTCGGAGTTACCATATTGAAACCGACGACCGTTGTAGGCAAGAAAACAGTTCTTCACTTGTAGGGTAAGTGACTGCATAAAACGATCAATCGTCTCTGGCGTTTCGTAGCCATAGGAATCAAAATAGCCAACGATGGGGCGTTCAATGGATTCCAGATTGATATACAGTGCTACCCAGTGACTCCCTCCTTTGTCATGTGGATCCAGATTGAAGATCATTCCGATTCCACGAACACCGGCCTTGTATTCTTTTCGGATGTCCAACTTACACATCTCTTCATTGAGACACGATGTACTTCCGTTTTTCCGATAAGGATTGGGAGAAGAAAAGTCAATCGGAAATACACCTAAGAATCGGAATCGCGGAGAATACGCCTCTTCGTATTGCTTCATCACATGTTGGATATTGAAATTATCCAGCCATGTATTGGGTTTATCCTTCCATTCTTTTGGAATACGTGGGCGTAAATAGGTTCTACGGAGCCTCTTCTTTTCCTCCTCGGGAAGTGACATCCGATCCAGTAAGCAGTGATCATGTCCCGTCTCACATCCCACCGCACGATAGGGATTCCCTCGTCGTTTCACCGTGATCTTCCGATATACAGAAGAGGGTAGACACCGTTTGGCCGAGGCCTTTCCTGGATGACATTTGCCTATTTCATCAAGGGACAGTTTTCGCTTACGAGTCTGTTTCTTTCGCACGATTTTCCGCTTTCTCATTTATTTTCCTATTCATAGAAAAGACAATCCATCCTCTCTTATCTATGTCTAGTTCCGATTCACAAATCAATACCACCTATTCTGATCTAGCCCTTATGATTGGTGGACAGCTTCTTATTCTCTTTCTTCTTGCGATGATTGCCTTTTTTGGAGTGGATCCTATTTCAAAGCCCCTTCGCACGATCAAAGAAAACCTGTCTTCTACACTATTACAAAACTCGTCAAATAAGAAATAATTCCATATTCCCCTCTAGATAGTAGATAGTATGAGTTCCACCGAAACCACAACCACTTCCAATTCCAGCTCCAACTCCAATAAATCCATTTGGTCCAAACTGTTCTCTAATCTCCCTCTTCTTCTATCAGGTCTGACCACATTTGCATTTTTCATTGCTTCCTTTGTGCTTACCTCTCAATCACTGGGAAGTAACGATGAATGGGCAAAAATCAAGAAAGAGATCATGACAAAAGTATGGCCACTCACCATCATTGGTTCCATCTTCCTCTTTGTCACGTCTGCCATCTATATCTTACAAGATCCTCATAACACCATGTATTACTTGCTCGTCCTTGGATGTATCTCCATCTGTCTGTCCTACAGTGCCCTTGTTATTTCTCTGATTTCAAAGTAAGCCACAATTGGGGAACCGAATGATGAAGACGCAGTTTGAGACCATCCCGATGATGTAATTGAGAGATTCCATGAAAACGAATGACACAACGAATGCGATCGCCTGACTGGATGTCCGAAATACGACATACGGACCCATCCGCTCGTCGGACCAATGCGGTAGGATAAATATACAGAGACAGAACCGACTCATCCAATAATGAATAAAACATCTGACGAATGGTATCCATCGTTTTATGTTTTATCTGTAAGAATCCATTCTGATGAAGATAGAAGGTGCTAATCAAATACTCATAAAAGGTGTTCAATTTCACTTGAAAGGTAAAATGATCCGACAAATCCAATCGTAATCGCGACGTATCGGCTTGATAGTCAATGACACGTAACGGAGGGGTTAACATACTCACGTCATGAAAATCAATGGAATGATCTTTATAACTCAGTTGGGCAATCATCTTGCCATATTTATCCAATTGAAATGGCGTCAAGTAGACATGATTGACTTCAAAGGCTTGATAGGGTATCGTTAACATCGTAGGAGGCATGGGCCGTTAGAGCGTTAGAATATAATCTCCACCTCCATGATGATTCCTATTTAAACCCGAAAAGACCTACAGAGTCATCGGGTGGAGACGACACAAACATGGATCACTGGGACGAGGACACGATTCACATGATTACCGACGCATTGGTCCGATGGATTCGGATATGGAGAAATTAGACAAAACAGACAAAACAGACAAAACAGACAAAACAGACAAAACAGACAAAACAGACAAAACAGACAAAACAGACAAAACAGACAAAACAGAGTTAAAAGCGTGACAGATGACTCCATCGGAGAGAGGGATGGATCAACCATCAAGTTATGCGTGGAGAGGACCGAGTGGATGTGGAAAGCGGACCCATCTCTTACAATTTCTAGAGAGTATGACACAACAATCGGGTCTTGTCTTTGAAATGAAATACGATACATGGTATTTGAATAAACCGACGGCCTCATCGGATCCAGAGGAGGAGGATGACGGGGCAACGGGAAAGAGTATTCCGTATGAAGAGTCACCACTACATCTTGGATTTGATGTCGCACGCATGTCCATGTCAGATAAAGTCTTTCTACAGTCTATTCTGTCACGCTGGACAGGACAACAGGATCTCTGTCTGATTCGTTCTACGGTCAAAACAAGATACTTGGTGCTGTATCATGCCCATTTCTTGACAGACGAATCGGTCCTACAATTACAGGAGTGTTTGGAGCAATATGAAGGATTTGCGATCTTACTTACCACAGAACTTCCTCTCTGTAATCGTCTCCGAGATTTTTGTTTTGAGATCCCTGTCAAGGGAAAGGACCGGTTATTGGAGGATTACAATCAGCAACAGCATTATCCGCAACAGAATGTGTGGCTGGAGTTCTTCAAACTGACACTGGAAGAATGGGCCACTTCCACGGCCGATATGAAATTTATTACTGAGTTGAGGAATTGGATTTATATCTGTCTACAGAGGAATTTGCGCTGGACAGATATGATCATGTATTGGATTACCGCGATTTATCAGACACCGTGGATTACACCACTTCTACGTGCTCGTCTCCTACGTATTCTGTGGAATGCGGAATCAGGAGCAGGATGGATGCTCGTGACCTCCTATCGTATTCCAATGATGTGGGAGCACGTTCAATTGGAACTCGCAAGGGAATTACATCGTATCCATCAAGAATCACGAGGAATTACCCCATAGAATACAGATAAAATACACATAAAAAGTAAGATATCCATAGATGAATCAATATATCGATATCATACTTGAAAAGGTAAAAAAAGAGTATTCCCAGTCATCTCCACCATGGATGAAACGAAAGGGGTGGTCGTCGGTTCCACGTTCTTACCGGCAGTGGATACAGAGAGAGTGTGCGCAAGATTCCGAGTTTGATACATTACGTCTACGAAAACGTGTATTGGATCAGGCGCATCCAGACGTCACCTATGCTACCTGTCGGTTTGGGGAAGTCGTGGCGGTCTATGAATCACCGCATACAGAGGAGGATGTACCATGGGAATTATGGGGGCGTATTCTGCGAATGTATCATCGTCCCGCTTCCAAGCCTTTCCGAATCTACTTTCTGGCTTCCAACACGTTGCGTGAGTTTCCCGCTTCTGTCAAAGAGTCCATTCAACCACAACATATTAATGGAGGATATACATATCCCTGTCATCATCAATCCATTGTGATTTATCGGGCAGAGGATGCCACACGTGTTCTTCTCCATGAATTACAGCATGCGTGTTGTCTAGATCATCAGGAACGTGGCCTGGATCGTGTAGAGGCAGAGACAGAGGCGTGGGCGGAATTACTCTATACTGCGCTTCTTTCCCAAGGGTCACCCTCTGTCTGGAAAAGGGAATGGACGAGACAGTGGAATTGGATCATTCGGCAAAATCAGCGTGTCCAACGTCATATGAAATCCCCTCTGTCTATGGAATTTCCATGGAGATATACGATCGGAAAAGAACAGGTATTTCGTGAATGGTTTCACACCTATCCCGCTGTCTCTTCTTCCGCACCCATCGCCTCTCTTCGGCTAACGGTTCCTCCTACGCCCGCCCAAAAACAGGAACAGAAGGTTAGACAGCAGTCGGTCATCTTATAAATAAAGTCAAACTAGATACTAGAATGGCCCATAAGTCTCAGACTCGTAAGAAATCCATGCGCAGCATGAAACCGAGATCCATGAAGCGTATGGCTACGATGAAGCAGAATGGCTTCCGAGTGTTATCACACAAGTATCCTTCTCTGTCAAAGCGTGCTTCTATGAAGAGCATCAAATATGCTCTACGAAACATTCTACCGAAGAAGGTGAATGAGATGAATACGAGCGCAGTGAGAGAGGTTCGTCAGTCGCTGGCGCGTGTGGCAAAAAATACATATCGTTTGGCGAAAGTAGAGGAGGAATTACGACGTAAACAAGAAAAAGAGGAGAGACAGCGAATGCGTAATGAGGCCCGTGTTCTACGTGAAGCCCGTGCGGCGCAAGCGGCATCCATTCGGAACATGGAAAACGCCCTCTCCAAAATGCACTTTTAATTCGGGTGCCTTTAAGCCCTCCGCCCTCCGTTTAAATGACTCCGTTTCCTCCCGAAGCGCTTAATCCACCATAACGATAATCGTAAGAACGAGTATCTTTTAGGTGTTCAGGCTCATAAGGTGCCGCATCACGGACGGAGGAGATAGGAGACATCAGGGAGGGTAAGCAACGAGTCGTAGCGAGGGAATAGACTTTATTCCAGAGGGCAAGCCACTGTTTTTCAGCAAAGAGGACATCCGATTCAGATAGATCGTAGAGTGTACACAACTTACGAAGGAGAGTAGATCCTCGTAGGCGCCATGATTCAAAAATGATATCCAGATCACGAGAGGAAATGGTTTGTTGTAAGCACATTCCGCATAATTCACCCACAATAACACGATCATGTGCGGTTTCAAAGGGCAGGTGGAGAGTGGCCTTGACTTGACGATCCGTGGACAACAAATCCTGATGGAGCGCCGCCAATTTAGAAAGGAGTAATTCCAATTCCTGACGTTCCGCCGAAGGAGGATGCTGTCCGACACGACCCGCCGAATCCAAGAACTCCAGTAATACGGATGCTTCTGGTAATGTCCGGAATGCCTCTCCTTTCATTTGGCTGTTTGTATTTCCCATAACCCCTAGAAATGGCTCATCTACACGAGGATACTGTGGTGTCATATACACATTTTGAACCACAAGACCGACAATAACCGCAATCAGTAAAATACCAGCAATTAAACGAAAAGGTATCTCCAGTTCCATTGATAATCTATCTACAGATTCTACAGGTTATTTGTATTTCTTTTGAGTAAGAAGAAGCCTGTCCATGAACGCCAGTGACATTGTAAAGCAAAAGCAAAATAAGGTTCTATACAAAGCCTATTATCGACCGACTGTATTTCAATCTACGGTATTTAGCACAGTAAATACTGTCAGTTCTATCATTAACTATGTAAGCAGTGGTGTTCCTCTGACATCTACTTCTTATACATCCTGTCTGAATACGGTTTATAATTACATGTGCGAGCCAACCTTTCAATCCTATGAGACTCGTCAGGCGGTAGGAGCGGGTGCGAATGACTGTATGGGTAAAAACCCGTCAAAGATGCAGTGGAAAAAGACATCTCTTATTCCCATTTATGCCTATAGTACATTGTATTCCTCTTTGGTAACACCATCTACGATTGCTCCAAGCACAGTGCGTGTATCTTCTACATTGATTCCAGCGGGACCCATGCCCTTTATTTGCCCTATTACCCAGCTTCAACAAGGTACATCATTTGCCATGTCTTGTCCATCGTGTAGCCATGTTCTTGGATCACCTGGCGCATGCTGTGAACAGTGCTCTTAAATGCCTATCTCCTCTGTCTCCTCTGTCATAAAAGACGCTACTTATAGTGTATATATCTCTCACAGGAAATAGATACACTGTAGATGAATTCCAGTGAACTATTACGGCTTCAATCGGTCAGACGATCCACACCCTGTATTGCGGAACCAATCCATTGCCCGATCGTGGGAAGTAATGCCTGTCAAACACCAAGTGTAATCCGTATTGGTGAAATGGGACCGATGGGTCCGGCAGGCCCAACGGGACCCATTGGCTCTCAGGGTGTCACGGGTTACACAGGCACCGTGGGAACAGGCTCCACCGGTCCGATTGGCCCTACTGGATTTCAAGGCGAAATAGGCCTCACGGGTCCTATTGGCTTACAAGGTCAAACGGGTCCTCGTGGAAATATTGGTATGCAAGGTCAAACCGGCCAGACGGGTCCTCGTGGAGTAGGAGCAACTGGTCCACAGGGCATAGAAGGTGAACAAGGCGTAACAGGCCCCACGGGCCCATTTGGATTTACAGGAGCAGAAGGTGACATAGGAGATACAGGTGATACAGGCTCAACAGGCTCAACCGGTTCATCTGGTCCATCTGGTCCATCTGGTCAGACGGGTTCAACGGGCCCATCAGGCTCAACAGGAGAAACAGGCTCAACCGGTCCAACGGGCACATCTGGTCCAACCGGCCCGACAGGCCCAACAGGAGAGACAGGTCAAACGGGTGAAACAGGCCCAACAGGAGAAACAGGCCCAACAGGAGAAACAGGTCAAACTGGTCCGACAGGAGAAACAGGCTCAACTGGTCCAACAGGCTCATCGGGCACAACGGGTCCATCTGGCTCAACAGGAGAAACAGGTCCAACTGGCCCATCTGGTCCATCTGGACCAACGGGTGACACAGGAACAACAGGTCCAACTGGTGAAACAGGACCAACTGGTGAAACAGGTCCAACAGGAGAAACAGGCCCGACAGGAGAAACAGGCTCAACAGGCCCAACTGGTGAAACAGGTCCAACAGGAGAAACAGGCCCAACAGGCCCGACAGGAGAAACAGGTCCAACAGGTCCGACAGGGGAAACAGGTCCAACAGGTCAACAAGGCATTCAAGGGGACACGGGTCCAACCGGCGAAATAGGGGCAACCGGTTCAACTGGAAATACAGGTCCAAAAGGCGAAACAGGGTATTCAGATCGTTTTCTTACATCTACCACAACATCTGTTCTTCTTTCACCTCAAGAGGGTCAATCCATTCAATTATTTGTTGGAACACAATTGGCCTATATTCCTGGAAATAGTGTAGTGATTGTATCTGTATCTGATTCATCTACGTCCTTTGAAGCGACTGTAGATAACTATAATCAAACAACCGGTCAACTCGATCTTCGTAATATTCAAAATATATTAGGATTATTTACGTCAACGGATACATTTAATGTAAATCTAGATGGTATTAATGGTCCTACTGGACCTACAGGAGCACAGGGTGAACAAGGTATTCAAGGAGAAATCGGTCTTACAGGTCCAATAGGCCCAACGGGTCAACAAGGAATTCAAGGTCCAACCGGTGATACTGGACATACTGGCACAACTGGTCCGACAGGTCAGCAAGGAGATACTGGATTGACGGGCCCAACGGGTCAACAGGGTCTAATCGGCCAACAAGGAGATACTGGTCTGACGGGCCCAACGGGTCAACAGGGTCTAATCGGACAACAAGGAGATACTGGTCTGACTGGCCCAACGGGTCAACAAGGAGATACTGGTCTGA